ATTTTGTCTTACAACAGCGGATAAAATATCTATGCTAGAAGTAATATCAGAAAAATTTACTGTACCACTAGAAGTAGTAGAAGCTGAGCTTGTTCCTCCTGTTATTGTTTCCGCTGAAGAAAAAGTTCCTGACGGAACTGTAATAGCAAGTGAAGTTGAAGAAGGTACGCTGGTTATTGAAGCTGTTGCAGAGCTTGTTCCTCCTGTTATTGTTTCTCCAACACTAAAACTAGAAGAAGACGCAACTGATAATGTAAGTGTTCCTAACGGATACTCACTTATACCACTAGCTAAATTGAGAGATTCTTGGCTAATAGTCCAGCGGTTTAAACCTCTGTTAGCCCAATCAGCAAACAATATGTTTAAAGAACGCCTAGCAGTTTTAAGGTCGTAACCAGTTCTTACTTCAAGACCACAACGCTCAAAAGACTCTTCTATATAGTCAGCTACATCTAATTCAAAATCTTTTGAAGAAGAAGTTGTCATGATTTTTTTCTCCTTGTTAGTTTTGCTGCGGCAAAGTTAGCCTCTGTAGGAGCTCCTTTAGCACCTTTTTTACGCATTTTACCGCCTCTTTTTCTTTTAGCGTGTATATTAGCGTATAAGCCTTTTCTAACCATTAGCTGTATGGTCCTTTGATTACTTTACCACCTTTAGCGTAATTTTTCTTTTTCATCATACCACCTTTAGCAAAGTTTTTCTTTTTCATCATACCTCCGCCCATCATTTTTTTCTTGTCCATCATACCTCCGCCCATCATTTTTTTCTTGTTCATCATACCGCCACCAGCCATCATTTTTTTATTTTTCATTTTTATCTCCTGAATAAAGGTTATTAAAAGTTATATTTGCATCCATGTAACTATCATGGGATTCTGCTGAGTGTGTCCACTGACTAGGTTTAAAGTCAGGTGGTCCTTCTCCAGTTTCCCATAACGCAGGACTAGTTGCTCTAACCCTGTTATTAGGTAAGGCTACAATATTACCTGTCCACTTACCAGCATCAATTAATTCTATTACATGGGACTGCTTATGTTGAGCAGGATCATCAGCGATAGAATTATTTGTGTAATCAATTGTAAACATATATTTACCAGTATAAAACTTTCCATCTATTTTGCAACGCCAAGGAGAAGAACTTGTTCTTTCTATAACAATGCACGAATGATCTCTTGAGGAACAATCCCAAGGTTGTACTAAATGTGTTTGCATAACATCTGGCCATTCCTCAAGTGGGGTGTCTGCAACTAAAGCACTAATAGGCATTCTAGCCCACATAGCACCACCGTGAACATTTGTTTCGTCAGGTGAATTATCAGATTCGCAACCTGTAAAGATTACTTGAAAACTTAAACACCTATCAGGTATTGTATTTACAGCTACAGCCATAGCATGAAGATATTCTCCATGATACTTTTCATGATTAGCTGTAAATTCTTTTCTAACCCAACATTTAAAATAAGGTATATTACTAATTAAGTAAGACATATTTTTTAGGCTTTTGTAGTTTTCTTTTTCTTTTTGCCTTTACCAAAAATATGAGCGTCAACTTTTGCAGCTTTTCCACCAGTAAGCACAGAGTTCACTCTAGCCATAGCCCATTGGTTAGGTGTAGTTCCTGGTCTATGACCCGTTCTATAAGCCGCTAACCCTTTGTTATATACTCTACCTAATTGCCCAGCAGTTACATTTTTACCTTTGGCTCTCGCTTTTTTAGCTTTTTCAGCTAAAGTTTTTTTAGTTTTCGCACTTAACGCCATTTTAGCCTCTTTTTTTCTTCTTAGCTTTTAAGATAGCTGCTTGAAGAGATTTAGGTAATTTTTTCTGTTTAGCTGATAAACCGTTTGTTTTACCATTTTTAGCAAAATTTTTTTTATTTTTAGTTTTTTTAACCATACATCCTCCTAAATTTTTTGGTATGTTTAGATTCTTTCGTTTTTCTTCTCTTTCCACCAGCAGTAAAATCAGTAGCAAATTTATATGCTGAAGGATCTTTTGAAGATTTTCTTGCGTTTTTGTTAATTTCTTTTCTCCGTTTAGCTAACTCTTTACCAGATAAACCAGCTAAATATTTTTTTGGAATCTTTACTTTTTTCTTTCTCTTTGTTCCCTTGGATATTTGTTTTGTCATTTGGGAGCGTGTAATTGGCATCAGATTGTAGTAAGAACAATAGCACAGAGTTGAACAATCGCTAATGTTACAATACCCCATATTTTATTATTAAGAGAATCAATATCTTTTTTCATATGAGCAAGATGGTTGTTTTCTATAGTATTTACTTTTTCCATGATAACTTTTACATCTGTTTCTAGGTTTGATATTTTTTCTGAATCTTTTCTTGTTACCATGCCTTACAACTCCAGTATCTTGCACTAAACTTATCTTTAGCAGTAGCACAATTATGTCTAGCACGAAAGGATTTTCTTCGTGCTGGGATATCTTTTTTTATCTTCATATTAGGGTCACCAAACCTAACAAGTTTTATATTTGATCCAACTTTTGCTAAAACAGCTGATTTTTTAGGTCCAGAAGGTGTTTTTTTGGGTTTGTTAAAACCAGAAAAAGTTTCCCCTCTATAAACAATTTTACCACTAGGTGTTCTTTTTACATCTTTTGTAGTAGCCATTATGCAACCTTTCTTTTGGTTTTTTTCTTTTGTTGGTTTATAAAAGTTCTGTATACACCAGCCGCTCCCGTTTTTCCAGCAACTCTTGCTCTTTGCTCCATCGCTATTGCTGCTTGGGTTTTATGAGCATGGGTTTTCCCAGAGTTTTTTATTTTACTCACTGATTTTTTAGCATCTGCTACCGTAGCAAATTTCAAACCTCTTATCGTGCCTTTAGGGTTTTCATCTGTGTATAAATCAGAATGTTTTTTACTACCAACTGGTTGTCCCTTTTTTCTTGGTATGCGTTTATTGGTACTAGCCATATTAAGACAAGAAAAATGTTATTGAATCGATAGCAGTAAGAGTGGTCAACTGAGGATTAGTATTACATTTTATACCCTCATCTGGAATAGTAATAGAATCCGTTTGTGAGGTTGTAGAAGCAATACTTAAAACAGTATCTCCTGCTGCACCATCTTTTACAATAAAAGCAGGACTACCTGAACTGTTAGTTTTTAAGTAAATACCAACAATTCTAGATGGTCCTGCAAAAATAGCTCCTGTGCTTGTTAATGTGACTGCTTTGACATCAGATCCAGCCATTTATTTCTCCTTAATTTTTCCTTCCAAAACAGCAGCTTTATATTCCGCACTCCACTTTGGAAAGTTAATTGTTTCAGTAGGTTTGGTCGTTTTTGTTTCTTTTTTCTTAATAGTTTTTATCATAAGCTACTCCTAAGAACCAGCGTATGTTACACCACGATCTTGAGCAACCATAATATAATCTATAGACATCGACTTTGTTCCTGTAGCGTTTCCAGAAATTTCCATCGCTGCCGCAGTCATATTAGCTGTCGGTATATTAGTAGTGTGTGTTCCAACAAGTTTCCTATTGATAAAATACTGAACAGTATCAGTGGAAGTTCCTTTTGTAGCAACAAAACTTACAGTGACATTTGTATCATCAGCAAAATCATTTGTTGTTCCTGACAAAGTTGTATCAGTTTCTGTGCCACCAGACTCTGAAATTAAATGAGGAGTAGCGTCCCCATCATCAATTTGAAAACCAATTCTATTAGCAGCAGCTAAACAGTTTTCTGGGTTTGTTGCAAAGTTTTCACAAATACCAATAAACAAATCCATCTGATCAGCATCAGACATAGAAAAACGAGCTTCAAAATAAAGTTTTTCACCGTCAGTAGAAGGTAAAGCAAATATTTCATTACCTTGAATAGAACTACCATCATTATCTGTAGTGGCTTGTGAAGAAAGTTTTACTGAACCGTTTAAAACATCTGCGTCTATTGCAACAGCAGCACTTGAATCTTTTACAACAGTCCAATCGTTTGTAGTATCTAAAGCTACACCAGTAAAGTCATCCATATAAATAACTTGATCAGGCCATGCTTTAATGTTTAAATTTTCTAATGTAGGTCTAGCATTGGAAAATAATACTGGACCCGAAAAATGTGTTTTACCCATATCTTAGTACCTCCTAACGAAAGGGTTTTGCTCTAGAGTCTTCGTTAGCGTCTGCTCAGCCAGTCGCTAGAGCTGTTAATCTGAGATAAATTTATAATACCTAAAAAAAGGGTGACACGCAAGTCACCCTTTTATTTAGTCTAACTTTTAAGAAAGTTACGCTCCAGGAGAGCCGAATACACAACGAGGATCGGATACACCAAAACTGTATCTTTCTCTTGCTTTGTATCTAACATTTCCTGTATCAAAATCACCTTCCATAGATGTTTTGATAGCTGCTCTTTCAAAATGTTTAAAACCATTAGGAGCGTCTGTTTTAATAAAGAACGCATCCGTATCAGTCAAGAAATTATTTACTACATATCCATCAGGTAACATACCCATGTTTCTCATAGCATTAACATCATTATCTGAAGTTCCTGGTCTTAAGTTGCTTGCCATTAAACGCTCAGCTACAAATTGCAACGCAGAAGGAATAATTAGTTTTCTTCCTTGCAAAGCAATTTTTAAACCTCTTTCATCAATAAACGCAGCAATATCAATTAATGATTGCTCCAATGATGTTTCGTTTAAATCAGCAGCAGTAGTCAACTCATTTCTAAAGTTGCCTCCACCTACAGTTGGGTGGTCAGTAGCACAAAGCTCCTTACCATCACCGTAAGTAACGGAACTGTCAAATGCGTTGTTCAAAACAGCCGCAGCTTTCACTTGTTTAGTATTCGCCATAGATCTTGCTAACGCACGAGTATAACGACTAGAAAGACGATCATAAAGATTATCTTCTACCGCTTCCTCAGTGATAGCAAATGCTAACGCAATAGTCTCATGAGTATAACGAGCAGTAAACGATTCGTTTGCAGTATCAAAAGTTACTGCTGCACCTTCTCCTTTTACAGGAGCCTGTCCAAATCCAGCCAACATTACTTCTTCCTCAAAAGCTCGGTCAGAAGTTTCTGTTTCGTAGATTTCAGCGTGCTGATTATCGTACCTGTCATACTCAAGTCCAAATAAAGCGTTCAATCCTGGTTCTAGTTCTTTTAGAAGTTGTGATCTAGTTATTGCCATTACATTCCCTCCTATATACCAGCACCAGTACCGTTAGCATTATAACGATAAAAGTGATTGTTTAACATTACTATTACTTTTCTACCAGCAACAGTTGCATCAGAGTTTGAGGGTGAATCCTCAAATCCAACTACTCTCATATTAAGAGTATTTGTTGTTGCTAGAGTACTAACAGCTAATTCAGCTGAAGATTTACCAGTAGTATCATCTCCTGATGTTCCACTAGAAAAGTTCGCATTAGCGTGAACTCCTGCTTGAGTCATTGCTGCATCTGCATTAATCAAAAATAATTGATCAGGGTGTGCAGAAATCAAAGCAGTCGCTGCTGTACTTGATTTTACAGCTGAAGTTCCAGGCCACTTGTTAGCGAACTTGGTATCTCCATTTAAATCAATATACTTGCAGCCAATAAACGCTCCGAGTAAAGGAACAGTTCCACCAGCGGCAGCTCCGACAATATCAACCAAACCATTTGCTAGAGGTATTACTGGAGTGCCTTCATAAATCGTACTTGAAGTACCAGCCACACCTGTGGTTTGTATATCGAATGTCATCACACCATTTGAGTTTGTTCCCGCACCGAGCATCTTATAGGGTCTAAGCCCAAAAGCGACATCTATATTTGCCATTTTCTCGATCCTTTCAAATCAAATTAATATTATTCAGAGGTTTTTTTGCCTCCAAAAGTTATTTTACTCTGCCTCTCAGGTTTACTGATTGGCATTGATGGATGATTTTCCCTCATTAAATCATTGTCGACAGCAGTCATTTGATCTTCTGTCTTTTTTTCAAAAAACTTTTTTCTTTCTTTTGCTGATTCAACGGGGAAGCGTGCCAAGACCAATCCGCCTACACCAATAACTCCAGCGTGTTTGCCGTCTTGAATGGTGGGAGCTTCAAAATCTGGGTATTCATCTGCACGAACAAGTTCAAAGCCTTCGCGGAGGCGAGCAGAAAGATTTTTTTTATCATCGAAACCCATAACAGATTCTCTTATCCAGCGATGAATAAATCCTTCAGGTGGTGTGGGTGCGTCTAAACTAGACGGTGGTCTCCAAGGTTTTCTTCGAGACTGTTTTTCCCTTGTTTGGGAAGTGCGTGGTGTTTGATCTACCATAGTAGTTTTCTCCTCACGAATTAGGGTTTACATTTCGCTCAGCTTGTATTTTTAATACTTGCTTTGCGTATTGTTCTGGTGTAACGCCAATTTTTCTGGCTATAGCCAACTCAGATTGGGATAACTTAACTGTTTTTTTCTTTGTATTACCAGAATTCCTGCTAACCGAAGCAACAACAGGACCATTATTTTTTACTGTTTCTTGTTCGGTATCACTTTTAAATTTTTGTGGCCAATCCCTACGCATTTGCTTATCCATTTCTTCGTAGTATTCGTCTGAAGATCCATCGTAACCTTGTGCTAACAATTTTTTATGAATACTAAATGCAGTGAGAGTCATAGGTTCATCAGTTCCAAACCAAGTATTTTTTTCTCCCCATGCAATAGCTTTAGGGTCAGGTCCTTGTTGAGGTGGTGCTTGCTGAGGCTGTGCTTGCTGAGTTTGTGCTTGTTGCGGTTGAGCAGTTGCCTCTTCTTTTTGTTGTTTTATATATTCAAGTCTATTATTATCTTGAGCTAAATTAGCTAATTCTGTTTGTACTTTTACTTGCGTTTCTGTGTCGCCATCATCAATAGCTTTTTTCAACTGTCCTTGTAAAGCTGTTTTTTGTATGGTTACTCTGTTTTCTAATTCTTTTACATAGTTCCCATCTATTTTTTGAGTTTGAGCTTTTAATTCTTCCAATTCTTTTTTAGCTGATTCCGCATATTGCAACGCAGCTCTTTCTCTTCGCTCATGTTCTTTTGCTTTTGCTGTTAATTTACCTATTCTTTTTTGAACTTTTTCGCTGTACTCATTAAGTTCTTCCTCTTTGTCTCGGGGTTTTTCTTCCGTGGCAACAGAAACTTCTGGTTCAACTGTTTCTTTTTGTGTTTTTGTTTCTTTTTCTGGCTCCAAAGGAACTTCAATAGTGCTTTCTTCTGTTATTTTTTCTGCTGTGTTTTCTTGCATTACTTCTCCATAATGTTAAAATTGATGTACTATGTCTTCAGGGTCTTGTATGACAGCCAAGATTTCATCATCATTTAAGATTCTAACTTCTCCGCCTTCTATTTTAAAACGACTACCAGCATATCTACCAAAAATAACCCAGTCTTGTTCTTTACACCAAGCACCAGTTTCGCCAAATTTTTCTTGATCTTTGTATGCTAGAGGTCCGACCTTTAAAACATAACCGCAAACAGTAGCAACCGCTTGAGTATCCACAGTTTTTTCGGGTAACAAAACACCGCCTTGTGTTTTGCCTTTACCTCTGTATGGTAGAATTAATATTCTCCATCCTGTAGGACTAGGTAATTTTTCCAAAGACGTTTTATCTTCTTGTTTTGCAAACCGTTCTGGAACCAATAACTTACCCATTTTTTTCTTCTCTTTCTAGCAGGTCTTTTAACTCCTGTTCTATAATAACGAGCTCTTGCAATTTTGCACGAAGCTCTTTAAAAGACTCAAAGTCATTTACAGGACCATAGCATATGGTTTCTCTTATGTCCTCTTGTCTCTTGCGTATTATCTTAAGTGACTTTTCGTAAAAGTAAAGCGTTTCCATCAATTATTTCGTTAATTTTTTGTGTTTTTCAAAAGATCTTAATCCTCCGAGTCCTAACATTCCTAATAATACAGTCATTAGCGTGTCCATATCAAAAGAAGGTATATCCATTTTTAAACCAAAAATAGCTAAGAAAAATATTAAAAGTGGTTGAATTATAAAATGATACCCCATCGCTAAAGTGCATATCCACCCACACGCAGGACGCCAACCAGCAATCCACCAACTTCTAGATTTAGCTTCTTCTTTATTAACTTCTATTTGTGCAGTAGCTATTTCATGCGAATGTTTGTCCGCCATTGTTGCTATTTCATGAGCAAGTTTATTTTTTTGATCCTTATCTTCTATGAATTTATCTAATAGTCCAGCAACAGGACCTATAAGTGCTTGAAACATTAAAATACTCCTTTAAAATCTATGCCAGCCAAAGAAGCACCACCGCCTCTAGAAACATTAGCGTTAGCCATCCTATTTTTTGTTTTGTCGAGGACTGCTTCACCGCCTCCACCAAACTTTTTGCGTATTGTATTTTTTCCTTTATTTTTTCCAACATTATTAAATCCTTTCATAATAGTTCCTTATTTTCTAGTGCGTTCTAAAGCTATTCGGGCTCGCATATTAGCTATATCCTCAGTAGATTGTATGCGTTCCCTAGCAATAGAACCTTGTTGTTGTGTTTTCATTTGCTCTTGTTTTAATTTTTGTTGCTCATTAAACGCATCTGTTTGCTGTTCTTGAGCACGAAGAGCGAGCTCTTGTTGTTTTAACGCCACCAATGGTTCTTGGTCTGGTTGCGGAGGATTCCTTTGTAAATAATCTAACATTAATTGAGATTGTATTTCTGCTACTTTAGAAGCAACTAAGTCTGGGTTTTGTTGTTCTTGTGGTTGTAATTGTTGAGCGGCTAATACTTGGGCTTTCAAACCAATATGCTCAAAAATATGTTTTTCTAAAGTAAGTAAAACTGCTGGTTGCATTTTAGCAACTTTTGATTGCATATACGATAAATGCACTGCTATATGGGCATCGTGGTTTTGCGTAGGATATGCCTGTAATTTAGTTTGACCAGCCGCAGCAACTGATGCGTCTTGGTTTTCTTGGGCTGGGTCTCTAGGTGCAGGAACCATACGAGGTTTTAATATCTGATCAACATTCTTTACACCTAATGCTTCATAGACACGTCGGTAAGATTCATAAAGGTTGTGTAAATCTGGTGCTGCACTTGCAAGTTTTAACTGTTCTTGTGCTAAAACTACTCTTTGCGACATACTAAAAATATTTGGATCACTAACTGGTATAATATCAATGCGAGCATCAAAATCTGTTGTTTTTACTTGTGAATCAACTCCAACAGGGTAAGGATATGGGTTTGGATCTTGTCCAAATAACCGTGCTAATAATTTTAATTCATTTTTTAAACTAGCGTGTAACCGTTTATGTACCGCAGAAATTATTCTAGCTCCCCTTTCTAACAACGCAATAGTCGTACCGACTGGTGTTTCTTGGTTTCCATCACCTACACCTATATCTGTTGTCCCAATAAACCGTTGAGCTGACTGTACAACAAAACCCATCAGCTGAAACAGCGTACCAGACGGTTCTTTGTACGGTAAAGCCATCAAACTTGTGCGTAAATCACCTCCAGGAACATCAACATCTCTAAATTCTCCAGGTTGGAGCGGTTCAGAATCATCAGCGATGCGTAAACCTCTAGCTTTGAACCCAGCAGGCATATTTGACAATGTTCCAGCGTCAATTAATTGTCTTAAATTAGCAGTAGCAGTTCTAGAAAGGTTTCCAAGCAAATGGATCAGTCCAAAACCGTAAAAACCTAGTCCTGGAGTGAATTTATACTGCACAAAATGCGGTATTTTGTCTTTTTTTGCGTCATCAGGCATAAAATTACGTCTCACACTCAGTACATCTTGGGTGTCAGAGCAAACTGTAACAATATAGGGAAGTTTTATGCCTGAGTTTTCGCCGTCTATCTTCTTATCGGGGTATTCTTCAAGGTCAAAGTAACAATGGCACTCAAATAAAGTGTATTCTTCTTCGTAAGAATTAGTAGATTTACCCTCTATTTGGTCATATTTTTCTTCTATACCACCAGTGTCTTCAGATAAACCGCCTTTTAACTCCATATCTTTATAAAAACCACTTACTTGTAACTTACGGAGTTCATTTTCGTTCATTTTTATAATATGGGAAACTCTTTCAGCCGACCGTATATCAGAGGCAGTGTACGGTACAACTACATCTTCTGCTGGTATGAACTTACTTACTGGTCGTTTCATCAAATCGTCAAAATAAACCTTTTTAAACGCACTGCCAGCAAGCCCTAGGAAAAATAACATCTGGTCAAATTCAGGTTCGTACTCTTCCATTTCATACATAATTTGATAATTCATATAATCTTCTACTCGTTGGGCTTGTTTTTCGATTTCTGCGGTAGGTTCGCCTACAATTTGAGCACGAACAGGTCCCGATGAAGGTAACATTTCTTTATATGCTCCTGCTTGAAACTGTGTAACTGCTTCATTTAATATTGGATGCACTACACCAGTAGCACCATCAAACGGTTCTGTTCTTTGTTCATAACGCAAGCCTAATAAATCTAATCCATTTGTGTAACTATCTTCCCAATCTTTGCGACTGTTTTTATCTTCTTCCACAGAAGTCATTACATAACGAGATATTTCAGAAAGCGTTGAATCAGAAAGTCCATCGACCAAGTTCCCATAAAAATCATCAGGTTCAACACCAACCTCAGATTCTTCTTCACCAAAAGTTACTTCTGCACCACCTTCTTCGTCTGCTTCTACTTCAACATCCATATTTAAAAAATCATCTTCCTGTCCCTGAAGGTTTTCTTCTTCAACAGAAAATTCACTCAACACATCATTAGAAATTAAACTCTTTTCTACATTTGATGGTTTTTTTATTTTTTCTATTTCTTCAGCCATCAGTAATAAATCCTTTCTCTGTTAATACCAATACGGTCTTCTTCGTAATCATCAGGGTGTGATATAAAGCCGCCTTCTCTAAATCTGCGTAACGCTTGTGTAACCGTATCAACATAATCATCGTGTTCTCCAGCAGGAAAAGCCGCACATTCTTCAATGACCTCTTCTCCCCATCGGGTATCTGGAATCCATACTAACCCACTTTCGACTATTGGTGCAACTGAATTCACACGAGCAAATTTATCATTCCCTCTACTTGGGCTATAATTCATAACTGGTATTCCCATATTACGCAGTTCTTGAGTCAATGGCATACCACTAGCTTTTGCCTCAACTAATACACATTCAGGATCCCAATATTTATATTCTTCTAATGCTACTCGTCGTAATTCAGGGAACTCCCATCGGTCTTTGCGAGCATCGCACAAAATTATATTCGGTGTTCCTGTTTCTTCTGGGTAAAAAACACCCCATGTTGTTATTGCACTATAGTCAGCATTATTGTTTTTATTAAACGCTGTATCATAACTTTGCATTACATATTCTAAGGGTGGCATTTCTTTCTTTTTCCATCGTCGCCACCAATCCCTTTTTAAAAGTGCTGACGCTTCACTTGTCGGGTTTTGTTGCCATTGGGCTTCCCACTTAGCTACAGATAAACTTCCTTTTACATTTAATAAATCTTTCTTATTCCAAAACTCTGGCCACATCGGTTCATCGGTTTCGGGCATCAAAGCTGGAAACTCTATTACTTCCCACTTATCCGCTAATATATCTCTAGCTTGTTGGCGTATCAACTTCCCTGTTAAATCGTTTTCTGCCCAGCGTGTCATTACAATTACTATGCTACCTCCAGGTTGCAAACGCTGTCGGGGTCCCGATGTATACCACTCATAAGCATTTTCTAACGCAGTTGGGCTTAACGCATCTTGCTCACTATGAGGGTCGTCCACTATTAATAAATCCGCACCACGCCCTGTAACCGCACCGCCCACTCCAGCAGCAAAATACTCTCCACCGTTTTCCGTTTCCCATCGTCCTGCTGCTTGGCTATCTAATCGCAAATTAACTTTATTAAAAACTTTTTTATATTCTTCTGAGTTCATCAAGTTTCTTGTTTTTCTACCAAATCTAAAAGCTAACTCAGCAGTGTGTGTAGTCTGCATAATTTTTAAAGTTGGTCTTTTACCTATTAACCACGCTGGAAGTAAAAAACTAGAAAATTCAGATTTCGTGTGTCGTGGTGGCATATTCACTATCAATCGTTTTAATTTTCCTTCTGCTAATAAATTAAACTTCTTCGCCATAATTTTATGGTGGCTACCTTCTATAAACTCTGGCCAAACTCTTTTAGTAAACTGCATAAAATCTAAGCGTGCTTTTTCAGCTTCAGTTAATTCTTTAGCCTTATTCATTAAATTAGCGTAATTTTTTAATTTTTCTTCGGGTATTATATCTAAATTATTTTTCATAATTCAAAACAATCTCCTCACCTTTTAAAATTTTTCTACTCGTATAAATATTAAAAATTAAATAATCGTCCCATTCTTCTTCTAAACATAAAACACTGTTATTGTTTTCTGCATGGTTTACAAATCCTCCAAGGGGTGTGCGTATATATCCAAAAACCATAGGCACTTTTATATGCGAAGATCCTAAGTCAAAGTTTTTTCTTATATCTTTTGTAGCAAAAATACCATGGCCATGTATATCACTTTTTCCTATTGTCAAATATTCAGGCAAAGGCTCGTAGTAAAACCTGTTCATTTGTAAATGGGTCATACTTTATTTTTTCTTTTTCAAATACAAATATAACTGTTCTACTAAATCACTTTTATGAAACCTTCTATCTAATTCTATACCATGCTTGCGACCCAAAGTTTCAAGTTCCTTTTTAGTCATCATCTGCAACGCAGTTCTTCGTACAGGTTTTTGAGGCCT